AAAAGAGGTGTATGAGCAGGATGCCATACGCTATGTGATGAACAAACCCTTGAAGAGCAGATGACGAACGACACAAGCGAAATAAAATCGAAAAATCCCATAATCTATATATTTTAATGTGTTACTAATTCTCGGGTGCAAAGATACACCACTTTTTCTGAAAAACCAAATTTATGCTCCAGAAAAAATGGCCACCCTCACGGGCAGCCATCCTTAATTAGAGATCTGACTTAAATATTAAAGCTTTATTACATGATAGACTAGAAAAACTATTTTCTATTTCCCTGAGAGCATTTTGCCCAGCTTCTCGTGCATCTCTTTGAGCTGCTCATCGGTAATGCCCGAGATATACATGCCGTTCAGGCTGAGCATGTGTTCACGTGCTGGCTTGCCGGCGTTCATTACTTCGCACTCCTCGAAGATAGGGTGCTTTCTTTCTTCTGCTATGTTGGCCGCAACCTTAGCTGCAGCATTTTTATTCTGATTTTCCATAATCTGCTAAAATTTATTCGTTACTATTGTTATCTATATCTATCTCATCCTGCAATATGCAAGCCGTGTACAGAGCCTTCTGCAGGTCCTCGTTGGCATTCATGGCTCCATGCATCATGATGGCGAGTATCTTATCATCGCCGCCGCCACCGACAGCCAGGTTGAGATTACCAGCCGTAGTCACGCCAGCGGTTATCAGAAAGAAGGCTCGCTTATCGTTCTGCTCCTGCCACTCGCCTAGCTCTTTGGTAACCTTCTGGATGGTTCCGAACGCCTTCATATCGCCATGAAGTTCTGTATCGGTACCTTCGCAGACTTTATCTATACCAACTGAATATTTTTTCTTCTGTCCCATTATTCTACTCCTCCATCTTTAGGCCTTGGTCGGCTCCATCCTTCCGGGTACATTTGCTGAGAGTCTTCGGCAAGGTTTGCCCCCCCCGAATTGCGGTAAGCCTCGAAAATTTTGTGACGCTCGTTCTGAAGTTGCAGGTTTTTCAGAGAATGCTCGCTTTTCAGCTTAGCATACTTCTCATTGAATTCCTTGTTTGCCTTGCTGAGAGTTTCGCGGATGTTGCACTCTGTCTGCTCGAATATTTTCTGCTTGCCGTTGACAAGCATTTTAAACGCAAGTTTTTGTTGCTGAAGCTCGCGGTTGGCGCCTTGGCAGAAGGTCTTCTGGTCATCGAGGTCCTTCTGAAGCTCTGAGCGCTTATGCTCATACTCCTCACGTTCCTTATTAATAGCCTCTGTGTTCTCTACTAGCTGACGATGAAACTCGTCGGTGGTCATTACCTCGGCTGCTGCCTGAGTATTGACATTCTGTTCTTGATTGGTACTCATAATTTATTAATGTGAATTTAATCGTTTATACTCTGCCATGTTCATGCTGATTCTCTCCAGGTATAATCCCCTCGTATTAGGAGCTGAGTAATACCTGCCGTCGAGCCAGACGATGATGGCGCGGTCATTTTTCCTGTCGTTGTAGCAGCGGATTCTGCCTCTGCGGTTGTAGTCGAGCCAGCACATTGTCTCGGTCTTGCTCTTACCCATCCGACGACTTGTGTACTGAAACCAGGACGTTCTCAATACTACCTTGTAAAGCAGATGCGTGCGCCTGCGATGTTTGTTCTTGATTTTTCTCATAATTCTTTACGTGTTAAAATTCTCACGGTGCAAAGGTACGAAATCTTTGCTGCGTGTCAAAGGACAAACATATGAGTGATGTTTGGCTATTTTTCACTCATTTCTTCCACCGGGCGCCAGAAGACTGCGAAAACAGGGGTTTTACCATCTGCGTCGTACTCTTCGCTCTCTACGAAAATCTGAGGAGCCGCACCGGAATAGAGGATACCGTCCTTGGCTATCACTCCCTCACAACAGAATTCGGGATGGCGAGGGTCGAAGTATCTTACCCTGGTACCCTTCTTCATCCTGTCCAGGTTCTCCAGGAACTCTCTCGACTTGAGGATGACTATCTTCTTCTTGGCCACCTGCACCCACAGCGGATAGCTATGAGTCATCTTGCCTATCTTCAGAGCCAGGTCGAAGGCAGTCTTGGTGCTGAAGGAATCTTTCTCAGACGACACGCTGCACGTGGTTGTGGTGACGTCCGGATAAAACTGCTTATACTCCTCCAGGAGCTGCTTGGTTGATATTTTCTTAGCCATAACTACATCACCTCCCCTCCCATAAGAAAGCCACCTAATACAGCTACTGCCATGAAGCAGAAGAAACCTGCCATGGTCATAGCTACTTCGCCATACGTAACCGCCTCCCCGCAAAGGTAGGAGAAGGTCTCGCTCCTGGTCTTGGCGAGCTTCCTGATTTCACACTTGAGGGCCTTCATGCCCTCCTCTACGCTGATGCCTGCAGGGCGCACCTGAGCATCACTAATTAAAATAGAATTCTGCATATTGCATCATCTTGTTAGCATTAACAGCCGATTGTACAAAAGGGTGGCGGCTGTATTCCCCGTTGCTAACAAGATGATGGCTTATCCGAGAGGACAAAACAAATCTTACGGTTCATGCAGCCGCCATTTATTGCGAGAATTATTTCTCCAGTTAGGAAAATATATTTTCCCAGTTAGGAAAAATATTTTTCCCGATTAGGCATAAAAAAAGCCTGCGGCCAGAAGCCATAGGCGAAACGGTCGCCCTGCCGGATAGACTACTATCATCTTGTTAGCGTTGGCAAAGGTAAGAAGAAAATCCGGAACCGCCAAATAAAAGTCGGGAAATTTTCTCACGATGAGAATAATTAACACTTAAATATGCTGTAGAGCATAAAATCGGGGTAATTCGGGGAGGAGAAGGAATGAAAAAGCCCCGATGCGCTGCTGCACCGGGGCTGATGTGTGAATAGATAACCCTATGCTAACTGCAAAGAGCTAATGCGTTGTCCAATCTCCTGGACGGCACGATTGAAAATATCTTTCTGCTCGGAATTGAGCGTATAAACATGACCACGAACCTCTGAGCCATTGAGACGCTGAGAGAGCCATGCTGCGCTTTTGCCGAAGTATTTCTGTGCGATGTATCTTAGTGGAAGCAATTTATAATCTGCCTCTGCAAGCTGCTCACGCAAAGTGGCAACCTCCAGCTTCAGGTTTGCTACTCTATCTACAACCACCTCACTAATATATTTCTTATCCTCCTCCGTAGCATTTGCGCTGAGATAGCGATGAATCTCGTCTCTGCGCTCTTTGCTCTTGGCATCCTGCTTGCCAGCCAATGCCATGTACTCTGCCATTAATTCTTTAATATGCTCCATATTCTTATATTTATATTGTTTAAAGAACCTCCCCCCTAGGGGAGGACTTTTTAGTTTTTTCTTTGCTTGTAGAGCTTAGAAAGGTCTGCGAGTCTCAAATCAATCTGTCTCTCGTAATCGAAGACCAAGTCTTTCAGTTCGAGAAGGGCCTTGATTTCGTCTTCCTTTCTTTTAATTTCTTGCTCTAGCTCTTTTTGTGTCATACGCTTAAAATTAAATTGTTAAACATCTAGTTATCTATTCACGATGCAAAGATACATAAAATTCTTTTAATGACCAAATAAAACATAAACTTTCTTTTATGTTTAACTCATTTTTAACGTTTGGGTATGAAAAAGCCCCGATGCGCTGCTGCATCGGGGCTGATATGTTATTGTTCGCCTTTCTGATAAATTGGCGGAATCTTATTCAATACGAATACCACAGCAAGATCGATAACGGTGGTTACGCCTATAAGTTCATAACCTTTCTCATATCATTACCGATGACCTCCCAGTCCTTTCTCAGATCTGAAGCATTATCGCCCTTCAGATAATCGTTGAACAGGCTGTTGTCTCCGCCCAGTCTTCCCAGGCTAACCAACCCTTCCAGTAAATTATTAAGTATTCTCATATCTTTCTTATTTTTGAGTGTCCACGTTCTGTTACTAATTCTCACGGTGCAAATATACTATTATTTTCTGAACAGAACAAACGAAAGCGGGGATTTAACACAAAAAACTTGAAAATGGGAATGAAAAGCCCCGATGCGCTGCTGCACCGGGGCTGATGCGCCACAAGGCTATGGCGACTTCTGTCTTATGGGGAACGATGACCCCAGCCTCATTATATCCTGTCCGCAGCCGCACGCAAGCGATTGGAAACATCGCAAAGTGCTCCACGGAGCATAACCTTCTCTTCTTCGGTGAAACCACCTACACCACCATTCCCATCAATACCATCGAGCTTATGATAAAGCCATGATGCCGATTTCCCGAAATAGGTATGTGCTATCTCGCGCCATGATACCGTCATCTGGATATCCTGTATGCGCTGCTTTACTGTGCTGTCCTTAGCCTGCTTCATTGTTACTTCCATAATCTTATGCTTTTTAATGCCCTCCCCGAAGGGAAGACTGTTGTTAATACTAGGTGTAATACTCGGGTGGCTCAATCATCTCATCAAACAGCTGCTGAGCGTACCATAATAACTGTGGGTTACCTCTAGGGTATGACTTCCGGAAATTTCTGATAGCTTCTATCAGTTCTTCCTCTTTTTCTGTTACTAAAATCTTCTTCATATCGTTTTATTTTAAGACAATGCAAAGATACTACTATTTTTCGTAGTAGCCAAATGTTTTATACGAAAAATCGTAGTCTTAACTATGTTTAAGCTTTCTGTATGTGAAAAGGTATTCTTATTCCATCAAAGCTGCGCAATGTTTCTTCTGATCCAAAGTTTGAAGAATGGGTCGTTGAAAGATACTGTATCTCCTTCCACATCTATGAAATCTTTAGCAATCAATGCCTTCTTGATACTCTGCACGTTGGCTGAGTTTTCCAGGCGATACTCATTCAGTACCTCCCTACGGGAAAGTCCGGTATTGATGCCATTCGCCACCGCTATGAGGAAATTCTTCTGGTAAACCGTCATGGTTTCCATATCACGCTGATAGAACAGGCGATTTTGATCCAAAAGTTCATCGATAGCTTGATCTATCATTTGATCTGTAACTTCCGGACTAGCCTTGTACCAGGTGAGCCAAGCCAGATGTTGGACGAGCGAAGACAGGTTTTCCGAGACTTGGCAAATCTTAAGAGCCTGTTTCTCTTCTATATGCTTCCCTGTATTCTTGAACTTCTCGCAGATGAAAGGAATCCACTCTGTTTCCGGTATCTTATCGAGAAACATGATGTCGCCAAACTTGTAGAATGGACATTCTGTGGTGTGGAACAGCTTAGTCATCAGATGCTTCTTGCTTCCAAACATACAGTAAGTAGTCAACTTCTGGTGCTGCCATACTGTTCTCAGTTTCTTTTGGAAGGTAAGCGAGTCCTTGAAGTCAGCTATCTGCTGAAACTCGTCAAAGCACACAACTATTTTAATGCCTTTCTTCTCTGCAATTTTCTCTGGCAGCTGCAAGATTTCCCTTTCAGGGTTATCCTTTGGATTCCAGGCAAAAGACAGGGAAAAGTCGTTCATAGGATCAGTACCGAAGGAGAACTTTGGAGTAATGTTGGAAAGAAAGGTTTTTGCCATCTGAACCCATTCGTCCCATCTGGAAGATGTCTGACGGATGGTTTCCGTTGCCAGCATCTTGCAAAACTCATAGTCGGATTTGCATGAGAATACATCAATAAAGATGAACTTAACATCTTTCCGCTTTGACTGGCTTATCACTTTCTTGACAAGAGAAGTCTTTCCCCATCTTCTAGGAGAGATGATGATAGTATTGATGCCATGTGTAAGATTGGCTTCCAAACGCTTAGCATCGTTTATGCGGTCGGTGAAATATTCATCTTCCACAGCTCTACCGAATTCAAATGGATTTTCTATCATAATCGTTTCTTTTTTCGTTATTATAGAATGCAAAGATAGTAATAATCTTCTTAGTAAGAAACATCTTAGTAAGAACTTTATTACTAATTAACATTTTAGTTGTGATATTGGTTAATTATCTTTCCATATATTGCTTTTTACTGAAAATATATTGAAAATTAGCGAGATAGCAAAATATGTCACATTTTTATGAGGGACTTTTTGATAGATGAACACACTTTTATGAGGGACTTTCTGTTATGCTATGTACCAATCCAAAAAGAGTGCTTCACGGTATGAACCCGTGAAAGCAACTTCCTTGTAGTGCTATTGTCATTTTTGTGACAAAAAACATTAAAATGAGTTGTAAGAGTTATAGTAGTTTTCTGGCAATCCAAGCACAAGCCTCTGCGTCAGCCAGGGCATTATGGTGTTGGATTAGGTCGTACCCGCAATA